AATCAAATCCATCATTGACTTGGAATCCACCAACAGGGATATAGATATCAGCACGTTCTCCACCAATATCAAAGAATTTAAGATTGCTTACGCCTGAACCACTATTGCCGCTATTACGAGCACCACCGGCACCTGTAACAGAGTCAGATGAATTACCACTGCCTAAGGCTGTAAGCTTTGGTGGTTTAACTCGCACAGCTTGAAATACAAGTTTAGTATTGTACTGGTCTTCCTTATTAATCGGATATTCCAGTTTCCCTGGGTATGGTTCTGCTGGTTTAATGGCCATTGCTTAATCCTATAGATACTTAGTAAACTTTGAACTATTTATACTGAAAAGATGGCATATAAAGGACGATATACTGTTGAGAATAAGAAGAAGTACGCTGGAGATCCGTCCAATGTTGTATATAGATCGCTGTGGGAAAAGCACTGTTTTAAATGGTGTGATAGCAATCCAAAAGTAAAGAAATGGTCTTCAGAAGAAATAGTAGTTCCGTACTGGTACGATATCGATAAAAAGTATCATAGGTATTATCCGGATCTTAAAATCATATTTGAAGACAAAACGATTTTAGTTGAGATAAAACCAGCAAAAGAAACTACTCCGCCAAAGAAGACAGGAAAGAATAAAAGACAATATATTGGAGAAGCAACTACATATGTAAAGAATATGAATAAGTGGCAAGCGGCTAATTTATATTGTAAAGACCGTAAGTGGGAGTTTCAGATCTGGACTGAAGAAACATTACACTCTATGGGTATTATGTCGAAGCCTTTAAAGAAAGTTCCCGGTAAATTAAAGCCGTTAAAGCCATATAGAAAACCTAAGAAAAAGTTATAAATAACGATATGGCAGGCGAAAGTTTATTTAAAGATCTAGAGATTCAAGCATTCCGCGCAGGGATTACCCCGCGGACAAAGGAATCTATACGGTGGTTTCAAGACAAAGCAAGGCAAATGTTCCGTGGTCGTTTTACGATGAACCGTAGAAAGATTATGCAAGATGATGCTTTAGATTTAAGAAACAAACCTATTACGCGTACAGGTCCTCAAGGAAACATGTATATGTTTTTCTATGATCCAAAGCATAAAGAGACATTACCATATTACGATGGATTCCCTTTAATTATTATGATGGGTCCTGCTAAAGGCGGGTTCATGGGTCTTAATCTACATTACTTACCGCCAGCTTTACGTGCTCGATTACTTGATACTGTGCTAGGTGGCAATGCTGCTATTCCTCAGAAGTATATAGAGCCAGCAATGAAACATTATCTATTCAAACATGTAAGAAGTAAATTTGCTTTAGTTGATAAACCTGAATGGGAAATCGCTACGTTTCTGCCAAGCGCAGACTGGAATAAAGCAAGTGCTTCAACAGTGTATAGAGATTCTAGGAAGAAATTGAGGGCATAATGGCTTCTATCTCAGAAATTAAAAGTTCCATAACGTTTGGTGGAGGATTAGCAAGAACTAATAAGTTTCTTGTCTCATTGCCATCTTTAGGCTCTGGCGGTATCGTAGGATTTCTTGGTTCAAGAAATATGAACATCTTATGCCGTACTGCTCAGATTCCTGGGAAGCAAGTTACAACACACGAAAAGCGCATTGGTATGAAATTTGAAAAAGTAGCATACGGTTACGCTGTTGAAGACGTAACTCTTACTTTTATGGAAACTGCACTTATGCCAATACGTAGATATTTTGACGAATGGCGTGAACTTATATTAAATGAAGATGCTCAAACTGCAGCATATAAAACTGAATATCAAAAAAGAGTTGTTATTAGTCAATTAGCTATGCCATTACCATTTGGTGCTTTGACTAATATTCCCATTGATGTAAATGCTTCCACATATTCGGTTGAGCTTGTTAACGCATTCCCAACCACAATAACTAGCGTAGATTATAACAACGAAGCAGATGGCTTTGTTGAAACAACGGTTTCTATGTCTTACACGAACTGGAAAAGAGTAAGTGCAGGACAGTTATCGTTTTCAATTAACTTTTAGAGGTGAATTAATATTATGGCACTACCAAAGCTTAATAATGGCCCACAATACGAAATGAATATACCATCAACCGGTAAGACAATACGATACAGACCATTTCTAGTAAGAGAACAAAAAGCACTTATGCTTGCTTCTGAATCGTCTGATAATAAAGTAATGTTTAGATCAGTCCTTGATGTTTTAGAACAATGTGTTGAAGATAAGATATATCAAAATCAACTTACATCATTTGACGTTGAATATATGTTCTTACAAATGAGAGCAAAATCAGTAGGTGAATCTGCTGAAATCTTAATTAAATGCGAAGAGTGTGAATCACAGAATCCAATTAGTATTAACCTTGAAGATATCAAAGTTGAAGTAAAAAACGTTGAATACAAAGTTGAACTTACTGATGACATCTCTTTAGAATTAAACTATCCGTCTTATCTTGACATGATTAATTCAGGTATAGGCGATGGCGATCTTAACGCAGATCAAATGTTTGAAGTAATGCATAGCTGCGTAAAGTATATTGAAACGTCTGATGAACGAATTGATATGAAAGATGTTGCTAAGGCAGAAGTAGTAGAATTTATTGAATCAATGAATGCAAAACAGTTTGAAAAGATTCAAACGTTTATTTCAGATATACCAAGGCTTAGCCATACAGTAAAATTTGATTGTAAATCGTGTGAACACAAGAATGAAATAACAGTGGAGGGTATCTCCAATTTTTTATGATAGCTCTATCTCATGATAGTTTAGAGTCTCATTACCAAATGAACTTTAATCTAATGACCCACTGGCATTGGAGCTTGACTGAGATAGAGAATATGTTACCATTCGAACGAGAGATATACGTAGCTTTGTTATTAAACCATATTAAAGAAGAAAAGCAACGGCAGGAAAACCAGAAACATGGCTAGTTTAGAAGCGATAAACGCAACATTACGAGAGTCTAACGAGAATCAACAAGCGGGTCACATGCTGACTGCTGAAACTGTTGACCGTTTACACACAACTATGAAGCAGTTTGTTAAGATGATGCAGATTCAGAATATGAAGATGCTAGAAGCTATGCGTGAAAAACAAGATTCTGCGGCTAAAGAAACAGCAGCAGGTGCTGGCCAAGCAAAGCCTGATAGTAACATAGGTGCGATCATAGCAGCTATATCAGCTTTGGCTATTGGATTCTTAGCTGGTATTCGTGATTCTTTAAAAGCATATGCTAAACTGTTTAAGCTTCCGCAATTGATGGCTGTAATTGAAGACGCGCTAAAGGCATTAAAGACTCGTATCGGCACAGCATTTACTAAATTGTTTGCGCCAATTCGTACGTTCTTTTCAGCTAAAGGCGGCACCATAGCTAACCTCATTGACGACTTTACAGTAAAATCTTTTGTATTATTTGACGATGCAATTAAGTTCTTAGATACAGCGTTTGAGCCTGTGAAGAAATTGTTTAGTGCTGAAGGCCGGATTATGAAAATAATCAATGCGCTAATAAAGCCTTTCACGTTTCCGTTTGAAGGACTTATTGATGACGCAGTTAAACCATTCAAAGCTATCTTCACTGGTGGCGAAGATGGTGTAAGTCTATTAACAAAAATTATTAATAAAATCAAAGCTCCATTCACGTTAGTGATGAATGGTATTGATGCGGCACTAGAACCAATTAAAACTGCATTTGGTATTTTTAAAGAAGGTAGTAAGTTTATGACAGCTCTTGGTTCTATTGGTAGAATCATGGGTAGATTGTTCTTTCCAATCACTTTAATAATGACAGCCTATGATACTATCAAAGGTATGCTTGATGGATTTGAGCAGGATGGCGTACTCGGTGGTTTGGCTGGAGCAATCAAAGGATTGCTAAATTCAATTATTGGTATGCCATTAGACTTACTTAAAAGCGCAGTATCGTGGTTATTAGGAAAGTTTGGATTTAGCGAAGCAGAGAAAGCACTAGATAGTTTTAGCTTTGGAGATATTATTACAAAAATGATTAACGGACTTGTCAATGGTATCATTGAAGGCATAGCAACAGTTGTGGAGAATCTCCCACTTGTACCAGACGCAGTCGGTGACAAAATTAGAGCATTTAAGATTGGCCAATCGGATGCAGCTGCTGCCACAGGCGATTCGCCTACGGCAATGGAAGGTGGCAATAACGCACCAAAGCCAAATAGATTTGAAAGATCAACCGCAAGACTTGACAGAAAACGGCGGCGCATGGATAATGAAGACATGGCAAACCCTGCAGCAGGGTCGCCAAATGTTATTGTTAATGCTCCATCATCACGTGGTGGAGATACAAACGTAAGCAGCAGCTCGACTGCTATAGCAATGCCGGCTGCTGCTTCAATGGATTATAGTTTTAGTGATGCGAGCTTTGCTAATTAAAAGATTTTCATAACCCAGTTTTCAGCACAGTTTTCTGCATACGTTTCGTTGTGAAGAATACCTTTGGTTTGCATCTTACGAGATTCTACTAATTCTTCGTTCTCATATAGATCTACATACCACGCTGGAAGACCAGAGTATTTGAAGACGATAGCCTCTCGGCTACCGTCGTCTGAGTAAAAGTTACTATACTCGTTTTTAGTATTAGTCTTCATTTGCTAATCTCGCAAAATAAGACATTGTATCATCATCTTCAGAAGGAATATCTTCAGCCGTAGCCGGAGCCATTGGGGCTGGAGCAGGTGTATTCATCTGAGCAGCTTGTGCCATAGTAGGAGCACCTGCAATTGCTTCTTCACCAAGAACTCGACCTAACTTTGTTTTAAGATCACCATAAGACTTATAATTCTTAGGATCTGCAAATTCAGCAAGGTCATGCTGTTGATTATAGATTGCTTCAAGCTGAGCATCATCACCATCTTTTAAAGCAGATGGAGCACCAAACTCAGACTTATCATAGTTGCGATAACCTTCAACGTTACGAATCTTCAACTTAAAGTCAGCACCTTCCCAGAAGTCAAACGGGTTAACCGCTTTTTCATCTGCAAATTCAGGCTGCATTGAATCCATAATCTTATCAAAGATTTTCTTACCGAACTTATAAAGGAATACCTTACCTTCATTCTGAGGGTTAGACGGATCCTGTACGACAAGCATATTGACTACATAGTGGAGTCTACGCTTTTGATCTCTGGCTCGGTCTTTGTCTGACTCGATGCCAGAATTCCAGAGCCTTGAGTTGAGTTCACCAACTGGATCAGGTTGACCAATAGAAGTAAGGCTGTTTTCGATATACCAAAGACCGGTTGGTCCTTTGAATCCGTGGTCCCAATAGCGTACCCATGGGAGCTCTTGGCCTTCGGTTGCTGGTAAGAATCGAAGTACTGCATAGCCGTTACCTGCCTTATCAACTGTTGGTTTCCAAATACGATCATCAGCGTAAGACTTCTTCTCACCTCCACCGCCGGTGGATTCTGCTGCTTGCACGAGTTTTTGGATTGTGTCGCGATTTGATTTTAGGTTTGCGAAAGACATATATTTTGTATCCTTGTATGACTGAAATATGTTACTGTAATATTATACAACGTTCATGCGTCGTTGTACACATTTATATATACGCTTAATCAGCAAATGCTGAGTCTAACGTATTCTGTTTTGGCAAAAAGTTTAGAGCCATTGCCTCGGCTTCTATTTTGTCTTTAATAATTGGTGAGACAAACTTCTTCATGTCCTCTGGTTCAAGATCATTCTTTTCACAGAGGTGCAATACTGCATCCATATAACCAAGCTTCAATTCACCTACTGTTTTTTCAACAAGTATAGTGAACTTAGACTTTGTTAAAAATTCTTGTTCAATCGTCATTTTAGCACCTTCAATAGAATTACATGTTCGTTGATTCGTCCATTCGGCTTAGACGGCTTGGTGGTTAGTCCGTTTGTCAATTGAGTAAACTGCTTAGGAGAAGATGCAAGTGCTTGTGGCAATATCTCCATTGGCTTTCTCAATGACCATTCACGTGATTCACCACTAAAGTTTTTAATGGTAGTACCACTGATAACAAATCCATCAACAGACTCAGTGACGTATTCGATTAGCTTTTTGTATTTAGTATTGAATACAATAAGATGTGTCTTACCAACGATTTGTGCTGGATTGATAGACACAATTTTAAAGTCATCATCTTTCTTTTTGTATTTAACACGAGCAACTTGCTTCTCCAATGATGGAGTCTTAGCTACTTTGACTTTACGTGTAGCTTTCTTAGCAGCCTTGATTCGTTCAAGATCTGCAAGCATTGCTTGACATTCTTTAATCCGACGGTTGAGTTCAGGTCGCTTGATATGTGAGTAGCCTTCTACTGCTTGTTCACACCGCTTATGATAAGCGTCTTCAAAATCAAGTAACCATCCCTCAACCACCGAACGGACTGGGATAGTGGCAGAACCACTAAGCCCATGTTTACCAAAAGCTTGGTAAACATCCAAAGAAGCTTTGTCACCTTCGATCCACGAGTCCTCAAGAGAAAGGAGATCTTGCATTATCGTGTTAGAGATCTTTAGTTGGAGTCGTTGCTGAGGAGAGAGCGTAACAACGGGTTTTACAACCTCCTCCAACTTTTTGGCATCATATAAAGCTTTACCTGTATCAACCAGTAAAGCCAGCTCCTTCATCAGATAGGCTTTCGCCTCTTCTGATTGTTGTGTAGTGTCCTGCCCTGTGTTATACCAAAAGGCAGTTGCACTACGAAATGGGAATGAGAATTTCCAATCAGGATGCGATAGAATATATCGAGCATCTGATTTATTGAATTGGTTTTTAACAAATAGCTTTTGTTGAGCTAGCAGATCTTTCTTTTCGACCTGTTGTTGAAAATAATCACGTACAACTGAGAAGCCTTTCTCAATTGGAGCGCCATTTACACCAGTACGACGTTTAGCCGGACTCTGTCGCTTCTTAAGTTTTTTACCTTTGAGTGCTGTTAAAGCCATGATGTCTCTCCTCATCAATAGTTAATAATCAATCTTACTAGTATATTCTATCATGTTTTCGCTGCATTGTAAACAATAAAGTGAGCAGACTGCTCATTATTTTTACCAGAGCTTCCACCATGACTTCTTACTGGGAGTCTCGTTGAGCTGATGCTTGAGAGGTGTATAACCTATTGTTGAATAGTAACTGAGACACGCTCTTGCTAATGCACGTTCAATAGGATCGTCTTCAGTACGTTCAAGAGTCTTTAACGAAAGAATATCTACCTCAGTTAGCTTTGCTCCATAGTGATCAATAAGATTAACCGCTAAGTGATTGATCTCGCTCTCTAGATGTAGAGCATCAATATTCATATCTTCCCATAGATCTTTACCAATCATTTATCAAACCAATCTATAGTGGCTATGATAATCAGAAGAGCTCCGGAAAGATACATAATTGGATTGACCGCAACTATAATATTCAAAAGGCCAATAAGGCCAGTTGTTGCAGGGTGCATTAACATTTTCATTATTCAGGTTCCTTATAAAATATATGACTCCCTATAGTGGTTGTCACTGTCAAGTTTTTGCTCCATTTAGGATTTACATAATCAGCATGATACCACATAGCGCCATCAACTAAGTCTTCTGCAGTTTTAGACATTACTTGCATAGAGGTACGAACCGCATGCATCCATGCACGATATTCGGCATCATGGTCTTTGTTAACTACGTCAGATTTGCCATCGCAATACCAGCTAAACTGACATCTATTTTTAATTGGATACTTAATATCCGGGTTCTTCCAAGATGGCCGTGTTGGTCCTTGGAATATCACTTCAC